CATGTAGTCGCATTGCTCCGGGCTGTCTGCAGACGTCATTTCACTCAGCATGACACCCATTACAGTGGCAAATGATAACCCTGTGTATGCCGTCAGCGTTGCGGCAGTCGTGCCGTTGTTGACTCCGCTCAGTGTTGTGACCGTGTGGATCAAGTCTCCGTGACCGCCGTCGAAAAGCGGTGAGTGTCCGGGCGACTTCTTCTCTTGTTCGTCTCCCTGCGTGAACAGGCTGGAAATCTCTTTGACCGTTGCTCCACCGAACGAGTGTCCGAACAAATCGATCTTGGCATGTGCCTTTGTCTTGCCGAGATCTTTCAGCACGCCCGGATATGTGTCTCCGAATCTTTTGTGCCCCTTGCTCCGCGCGTGCGCCTCTCCGTAGTCAACACGCCCTCCAAAGAGATAAGCCCATAAGATACAAGCTCTGTCCCATGCGGAGTTGTACGGGCCTAAGCTTGGATAATATACCTCGTGTCCTTCGCTCTTTAAGTGCTCTACCAGATTGTTTCCCTTATATCCCCAGTATGGTGTCAGGTCTTTGTGCTTGAGTTCGTCTTCTTCTCCATACCCATATAAGCCACTAATTAGAACTATCGGATATTTCATGTTGCCTCTTTTTCAATATACTTCCAATGGTAACCGCCAGCTATTTTTTGAGCATTACGGCATGCCTTTGATATTCCACTAGCGTCAATTCCCGTCAATCTCATTGCTTCATTTGTCGAATGATAGCGTTTATGCGTCTCGATGCACATAACATCATATTTGTTATATATTTTGCCAAATGCCGGATTTTTACTGCCACGTACATCTGCGTGGTTTTCAGACATATGTTTCTTTTCTAGTACAGTTTTATGTCGGCGGTTTGCATTTCCAATTTTCTCTCTTGCTGCTTTTGTAGGTGACCAACCATATCCAGGGCTTTTGCCGCCTTTACTGCGGTTATATCCATGTTCAGGGTTAGATGAATCATACCTTGCAATAAGTTCTATTTCTTTTTGATGAGCATCTTCCTCATCAAGGCCAGAATATACAATCTCTTTTGTAAAGTTATCCCATCCATATTTTTGAACAGCTTTTCCCATTCGCTCTTGATGGTCAATGCGGTAGCCTCTTCCGTGGTTCCACCTGTATTCAGGTTTCCTAGACGTACAGCCGATATATATCTTCCCACTAGGAGAAGTTAATTTATAGACGCTATATCCCATTTAGCCACCTCTCAGTTAGTCATTCAACCAATCTGTGAATATGTTTTATAATCAATGTTTTCACCTGAAAATATGCACAAAAAATGCGCTCCACTTTGTACAAGCAGAACGCAAAAAATATATAAGTTCTTTACACAATTGATTGAAAAGCCCCCGCCGCATTGCACGGAGGGGGTCTGCAGAACATTAGCCGCTTGTGGACCGTTGACGGGGCTCGCCGAACTACTAGCGAGCCTCGCCGCTTGACTTGCTGGCTTGGCTCTTCTTTGAAAGCTCGAACGGTACACCACGTTAAATACTTGCGCGGTCGTCTGCTCGCTCTATGGCATGGGAATAGGGGATTGTATGGAAAATCTTATCTTGTCTGTTCTTCCTGAGTTTAACTATATCACATGTTTGCACTGCATTTAACTGCATTTTTGTGACATCTTTCAGGAATTTGAACTTTTTCAAGCGCAAGTCCATGCAAGGCAAAAACGCGTCTCTGCTCGTAGCCCATCGCATCCGCTACATCTTCCCAGCTGTACCCCGAAATATATCGGTACTCAAGGAGCGTTCTAAGCTTGATGTCATTGACACTTTGGATCGCGCTTGATATCTCGGTACGAGCAGAAAGCAGTGCTAGAATCTCGTCTGCGATGCTGTTCTCGATTTCTATCATTTGCTCTACTGCAACTGCTATCTTGTCAGACACTCCAGACCCGTGTGGCATGCCGTCACTGCATGACGTGACTTTGGTCGCCATTGTCATGACTTCGTCAAGCTCGTCATACCTGACTTTGAGGTTGTCTTTCAGGTACTTGTACCGGCTCAGAAAGTCAACCTTTTCTCTGCTTTCCTCAGTCATCTGAGTCCTCCTCTTCGTCGTTCTTGTACAGCACGCGGCTTCCAATCCTGGTTATATACTCAGTTATAGTACCGGCGTACCCGACCCAGTACACGAAGAAGGCAAAGCCGAGAAGTGCCATGATTACTACGAGCACGAAAGTTGCAATTATTAGTCCATTCACCTGGCATCCTCCCCTGTCAAGACTACAACGCTAACGCCCTCTTCAGTGTATTGTTCGTTGCAGAACTGCTTCCGAATCGACAAGCGATTGACCTGCTTGTCGTCTAAATATGCCAGCTTGTTTAGGCTGTCCATCACAATTTTTGCGATGTTGTCAACATCTGGCTTCCCTGGTGTGATGTCTCCATCCATGGCGGCCTGCTTTTTTGCTTTTGTCCAGCTTTTAGGAATCTTGTAGAAAGCTGTCACAAACATCGAGACGGGTGAGCCTGAATCAGCTCTCCATTCCCGATTCTTTTTTCGGAAGCACGCGGCGACAAAGCGTTCGTAATTTCGCGTCTTGTCGTCCGTATAAGCGTGCCCGCTTCGTGTGAATTTCGGTCTCCCTTTTCCACGCGGCGTTCCGGGCACAAAAAACTCCATCTTGATTTTTACCACATCCTAGTTTTATTTCCTTATCGCTAAATTGCTAGCATCGCCACTCAACCGGCGGTTTCTTATACGTCCACAAGTGCGGCTGTTTAGGCCCAAACCATTCTTCCCACACTCCGGCCCAGACTGCCCGCGACCATCCGCCATCATCGTCCACGATGTTGTATTCACCGGAGCACGGCGGGATTTCTCCTTTTTCTATGTCGTAAATATCAATCGTCACTTTTTTCATTTGTCTACCCCTCTGCTTGCTTTTGCATCCAAACCTTTAGCGCGTCGCGAATCAGATCGCCTACATCAATCCCATACAGAAGTGCGACGCCCTGGATCATTGTTGCCGTCTCTGCCATCCAGTCGGCAGGCTGCTGTTCAGCCTGCCGGACCTCTTTGGCCTCACTTTGGATTTTCGCTTGCTTGATCTTCTTCTTTTGCGGCGGCTTCAACTCATAAAATTCAGGGTCATCAGGCGGCTGCCACCCGTCCGGCATCTCAAAATAGTCTTCAGGAAGTCCAAAAGCTGAGATCATGCTGTCGAGTGCTTTTCCTCTCGGCATACAGTCGCCGTGTGTCCATTGGTGGACGCTGTTTTTTCCTGCGTTGATCCGCCTTGACATGTCAACCTGAGTAAGGCCTTGTTCTGACATTATTTTGCGGATTTGGCCGCTAACATAAATCAGTTCCTTTTCGTTTGTCATGCTTCGCTCTCTTTGCTTTCTATCTGATTTGACGTAGTGCGTGCAGTCTGCAATGCTCTCGCCTCGGAGCTCTCCGGTATCAGCGGCATAGCAGCACAAGCCATGCTTCCTGTGTGCGCACCCTACGCATTTCAGCGGCGTGCCGTTTTTCACGCGCTCCACAGTTTCCATGTACGTCAGCATCTAGAAATTCTATAGTCCTTTCCAAATCTCTCACGCCACTCGTCAAGACTCCAGCCATACCGCTCCATCGCCTCACGTTGTGCGTGATCCTTTAGCTTGACCGCCGTCTCACTCTGCGGGTGTTCATGAATATAGGCATGGCATTTTCTGCATAGCCGGACGGTCAGACCGTAGCGATCCGACGCCGCGCGGTTGGAGCCCTGAAAAACATGGTGCGTGTCTGTGGCGGTATATTTGCCGCAGATAAAACATCTCCGCTGGTCCTGATCAAATATAGTCATCGTCTACGCACTCATGAATATGAATAGCCAGTCTTTGGCTACGCGTTAGCGTCTTTGCTCCTGCCCTTTGACTCGCCCATCATCTTTATCTGGATAGTGACCGGCTTGCTCCCTATCTTTTCTAGCTGATCTGCGATGTCGTCGTTCACGGATAGTGTCAGAGTCTTACCAAGTATCGGCGACCAGCGGTAGTCCTTGATATCGCGAAACCTCGAGTAATCTTCATCGAAAATAAATATTGTCACTTCTCGCCCATCTTCATTTTGAATTGGGGAATACTCTTCAAAATCTGTCGTCATTTAAAAAGTCCTCCTTCTTTGTCTTTATTCCTACCGCTTCGCAGTCCTGCACGACCGCATCTATTAGCCGTGCCATCTGCGCCGAATTATATACATGACTCCCGTAGTACTGGACGAATCCGGCCATCTTTACTGACCTGCCATTTTCATCAGTCCACGTAAAGTCCTCTGTGCGCTCGATCTGGAAGCCTACGCCCTCATCAGTAAAAGTTCTTTCATAAGTCTTAAAAGCTCTCTCGGGGACCGCTAGGGCAACGCTAACGCCATCCTCGCGAATATACTTTCGATACAGGTCTACACAATTGCCGTATCCCGCGTTTTGAAGCTCCGTCAGGAGCTCCCACAAATACGCGTTAGCGTCTTTGCTCCTGCCCTTTGACTCGCCCATCGTCTTTATCTGGATAGTGACCGGCTTGCTCCCTATCTTGTCTAGCTGATCTGCGATGTCGTCGTTCACGGATAGTGTCAGAGTCTTACCAAGTATCGGCGACGAGCGGTAGTCCTTGATCTGGCCTGCAACTTTTAGCTTCATCAGAACGGAAGGTCGTCGTCGCTACCATCTATTAGCCGTGCCAACGGGATGCCGTCGTCGCTATCTGCCTGCCAGTCGTCAATTGCCTTTGTGTTGTCTTTTGCAGTTGACCCGCTTCCTCTTCCTCCGCAAAAGCTTACGTTGTCTGCAACGACTTCAAATGCAGTGCGGTTATTTCCGTTTCGGTCTGTGTATTTCCGCGTCTGGATGCGGCCCTGAATTGCGATCATGGAGCCTTTGTTGAAGTATCTTCCAACAAATTCTGCCGTCTTTCTCCAGGCGACAACGTTGATGAAGTCGGCTTCCCGCTCCTTGCCGTCTTTCTGATACGGCCGGTCAACCGCAACGCAAAACGATGTGACACTCAGCCCGCTGTTCGTTGTCTTTAACTCCGGGTCCGCTGTAAGTCGGCCCATGATGACCACTGAATTAATCATGCTTTTTCTCCTCTCTTAAGTGAGCTGTCATTTTTGATCATGTCCAGGATGTCTGCCCACTCGCTGTCTTTCGTCTTTTTGCTGATGGTCTTGCCTGTCTTTTTAAAAACGTAGTCTTGTAGCGCTTGCGGTTTCTGCCCTCTAGCTTCCCACAGTTGCAGAGCCGCTTTCCTTCTTGGCGAGTCTTGCGCTTCCTCTGTCTTGCGGGTGTATGGCTGTGGCTCCTGGCTCTGGCCGTGGCCCTGTCCATTGATGGCATTTTCGACTTCCTCAGCAGATGCCACAGATGTGTCCACTCCTATCCCAAGCATTCCGAGAGCACGGCCAACGGCAGATGTCTCGCAATTAGATGTAAGTGTCACAAATTCGCCTTGTTTCATAAACCACGTTCCGTTTTCAGTCGTTGGGCACCAGACATCACGTGGCGGAAGTTTTTTCACATCCATCTCACTGAAATACGAACCATCACCCTTTTTTATGCCGAGTGTATAAATTGGCTTTGTCCCTCCTGGCATTGACCTGCTTGTGATGAATGTCGTACTTATTCCTAGCCTTATGCACATTATTCTGACTGCATCAACGAGTTCATAATAAGTTGAGCTAAATGATCCTCGCTTGATTTCTCCATCCGCTAGCATCACGCTTTTATAGCACCCGGCTACATCTCTAATGTCAGCGTGTAGCATCGCTTTAGCTAAATCTTTGTAATCTGAAATCCCGAATTTTGACAATGTTTCCCTTACATCGGAAGCGGGCACATCCCACGTGTAGCATTGTTTCCATTTACTGTTAGCCATCTTTACCGGTTTGCCTTTTCCAAAAAGTGCGTTTATTTCGTCAACATATTTTGACTGAGTAATTTCGGCTCTTGTTGGCATACCGTTTTTAGTCCGGCTTATTTCGCAGTCGCACATTAACCACCCTAACTTCATGCCGTCAACGCTTGGCTCAACATCTTGACGCACATTCTGAACGATCTTGTCACTTGTGGTTAGCTCTTTCGTCTTTTTCTTGTAAAGACCTGTTCCCTGACTTCTAACAATCCATTTATGGTTTTCTGTACACTCGCTTTCAAACCTGCTTGTTTTGAGCCTAACTATAGGCTTGTTCTCGTAAACATGTATTTCTTTGACATTGCAGTACTCTATTTTCCCAGTGTCAAGATTTAAGCTAAGCACCTTTGACCCGCTGCGAATTTGGTAATAGTATTTCCATCCATCATCTGTGAGTATCTGCGTATCAATCGGTACGCAATTTTCCAAGTAAGACGTTTTGTTGATGTAGGTTGATCCCTCTTTTTCCTGTGCGGTGCCTGTGCCCAGGACTCGACCGTCTGCGTCCATGACTGTTGCTTTCATCGTGACGATGCCGTCGTGCATGTCGATGATGTCCGTTACGATTGCACCGTCAGGGTAAAGCATCCGAAACGCCTTGATCCGCTCGTTGACCTCTGCGTACTCTTTACCTTTGATGTTTCGGGTCTTTATCTGTCTGTTAGCTTTTGCCAGCTCTTCAAATGTCACTTTTTAAAAGTCTCCTTTCGCAGTCTCAAGTTAGTTGCAAGTTTGAAAGTCTTTTGATGCTCATCTGCTCCACCACTCTGGGTCTTTA